ACCGAGACGATGGGCGCGGTCAACGCGGGCGTCTTCCGGGGAGCACAGCTGGACGCCCAGCAGCGGGGCGACCCGGCGCCCTTCAAAATGTGGCTGGCCACCGAGGACAGCCGCACCCGGCCGACGCATCGGGCAGCGGACAAGCAACGCACCCTGCTCTCCGAGCCCTTCCGGGTGGGCACATCACAGCTCATGTTCCCGGGCGACCCGACCGGACCGGCAGGAGAGGTTATCAACTGCCGTTGCACGATGCTCCCGGTCGTGCTCGGCGAACAGATCGACTGGACCGACCGACAGTTCCGAACAGAGGAGTGACCATGGCACGCACATGGAGCGCGGTGCTCGCCCGGCTGGGCGTGCCGACCGGAGACGGGCGACTGCTCGCAGAAGGCGGAGGGTCAAGCCGGGACCTCCCACTGCCGCTGCTGTACCAGCGCGAGACCGGAGACGGGCACGGCGGGTCCGTCGTGATCGGCCGCATCGAGACCCTGTCCATCGGCAACGACATGATCACGGCCACCGGGTCGCTGCTCGATACGGCGGAGTACTCGGCCGTCGACTCCATCGAGGCAGGCGTGATCGGCCCGTCCGTCGACCTGGACGACATCGAGTATGTGGCGGATGAGGAGGGCAACGCCACGATCACGCGGTGGCGGGTGGCCGGCGCGACCCTGGTAGCCATCCCCGCGTTCGCCGACGTGTCCCTCACCCTGGACCCGCTGCCGGTCGAGCCGATGCCGACAGGGCCCTCCTACGAGCTGGTGTACTCCCTCATGGCATCGGTGCGCACCACGGGGTGGGCGGACATGCCGATCGCCGATGAGGCGCGGCCGTGGGACGGAGCAGCGGCTGCGGGCCGGGTGTTCGCCTGGGCAACTAACGGGGACACTACGGATTGGGCGCGCTACGCCAGGGCGTTCCTGCGCAAGGACGACGACGCCAATCCCGAGACGCGCGGCGCCTACGGCTTCGGGATCGCGGACGTCATCGACGGGACGCTGACCATCGTGCCTCGCGGTGTGTTCGCGGCTGCGGCTGCCACGCAGGGAGCAAGGGGCAACGGGACACCGCAGGACGCGGAGGCCATGCAGCGGGTACTGAGGGGCATCTACGGGCGCATGGACCGGGATGCTCCCTTCGCCCTGGCCGCGTCGGCCTCGGTCGCTGAGGTGCTGCCGCCCGCCGAGTGGTTCGCTGCGCCGGACGTGGACCGGGTGACGCCACTCACGGTGACGGACACGGGCCGGGTGTTCGGGCACATCGCGCCGTGGGGTCAGTGCCATGTCGGGATGCCGGGATGCGTGACGGCACCGACCAGCCCGACCGGGTACAGCTACTTCCACGTCGGCACTCAGAGGGTCCAGGACGGGGCTGTGCTGCCCGTGGGGACGCTCACGGTGGGAGGAGGGCACGCGGATGCCTCGCTGGGTTTCATGGCCGCAGCGGAGCATTACGACAACGTGGGCGCAGCGGTGGCGAAGGTGGTGGCCGGGGAGGACGAGTTCGGCATCTGGGTGAGCGGCTGGCTGCTCCCCTCGGCGGACCCGACGCGGCGCGAACAGTTCATGTCGAGCCCGGTGTCGGGGGACTGGCGCAGCATCGGCGGGTCACTGGAGATGATCGCGGTGTGTTCGGTGAACACGCCCGGCTTCCCGGTACCGCGGGCCAGGGTCAGCTTCGCGCTGGGGGTGCAGCGCTCGCTCATCGGCACGTTCGGCATCAAGCCGGTGGAGGGTGCCCTGCCGGATCAGGCGCAGGAGTCTGAGGACATGATGATGGCAGCGCGCGCCAAGTGGGCGTGGATCAACGCGAAGGGGAAGTGACATGGGCTGCAACTGCGGGGGCGCGAAGGCGACCAGCGATCAGGCGGTGAGCATCGACGGGGTGGAGGTCTACCGGGGTGCGTCGGTGGCGGACGCGCGGATGTGGATCGCGAAGAACGCGGCGGGGAAGCGGGCGACTCTGAAGGCCGTGCCGAAGTCCAGTTAGCCCCACATTGTCCGTGACCTATCCGTTACCTAGTCACGTCAGACAGCAGTCTGGTTAACCCCACGTGAGGCTCTTCAATCCTCCCGTTAACTGAGCTGCTGTCTGACGTGACTAGTTGCAGGTCAGGGCGTGTGTGAGTCGATCATGCAAATGCGCACCCGGTCGGGAAAGTCAGAGAAAAGCGTTTGGATTGCGTCAAGAGCGGCGTACGGGAGCACATACCAGGATCGGGGCGTGGGACCGTGCAGCTGCTCCGCCCCCTCGAACGCCCGGAGCCTGTCGTCGAGCTCGTTCCAGTTGCGCCCGTTGAGCACGGCGACCGCGATGCGGGGCCCTCCCGTCCGGATCCTCTTGGCCTTGCGCATCCATGCGGCTGCTGGCTGCACCGGGATGGCCTGGGGTGCGCGTAGCGCCCGGGTGACCAGCGCCTCCAGCAGATCGTTCTCCTGTGTGCCCGTGAGGCGGCCCCAGTAGAGCGCCTCCGCCCACACGTCATCTGCGATGTTTCCCTGATTCGTCATAGATCCAAGATACCGCATATCACTGAGAACCCATAATGTCAACAGTGGACACGCTATGATCTGAATCAGACGAGCTGCTGAGCTGTGAGCCGGGCCCGTCGCCACAACCGAACAGCAAACCCCCGCGGTGCTGAGCTGTGAGCCGGCCGTTGGTGATGTGACCACCCCGTCCCGACGCGCCCATGGAGGCTCCCGTCATGTCCGAAGAGATCAAGCCCACCGAGCCGGTCGCGTTCAGCGCTGATGCGCTCGACGACACCGCGCTCTACGCCGCGTACGAGACCGCCAAGACCCGGGGCGCCGAACTGGCCGCCAAGGACGCCCTCAGCGTCGACGAGTCGGCCGAGCTCTCGACCCTCTCCGCACACGTGGATGTCGTCTCCGAGGCCATCACGGCGCGTGAGACCGCAGCCGCCGCCCTGGCCGAGACCCGCTCCAAGTTCACCGCCCTCCCGGACCGCGCCGCCCCCGTGGCCCCGCAGGCCGTCCAGGCGCCCGCTGTGGAGCCTGCCGCCCCCGTCCAGGTGTCTGCGGCCGTAGCCGTCCCGAGCGTCGCTCAGATGGCCGCACAGCCGATCCTGCCGACCGAGGTCATCAAGGCGTCCCCCGGCACCACCATTACCGCGTTCGTCTCCTCCGACGCTGCGGGCTTCACAGGCAAGAGCGCCGGCCAGGAGTACGACGGCCTGACCGAGATCAGCCGGGCGCTCATCGCGTCGTCCGAGCAGTACGGGCGCAGCGGCGGCGGCCAGGGTGCACGCCACGCGGTCGCCCAGTTCAAGCGTGACCGCGGTGCCGAGTTCACCATCGAGCCGCGCGACGACAACAACCGGCAGATGGAAGTTCTCCGCCACGCCCGGTCCGAGACCCGGCTGCACGGCGGCTCGCTCGCCAAGCAGTGGCAGCACAACGTCGACTCCGGACTCAGCCTCACCGCCGCCGCAGGCTGGTGTGCCCCGTCCGAGAACGTGTACGACCTCTGCCGCATGTGGGATGGCTCGACCGGCATCCTCGACCTGCCGACCGTCACTGCCCGGCGCGGCGGCCTGAACTACACCGACGAGCCGTCGTTCGCCGACATCTACGCGAACGCCATCGCGGCCGGGGGTGGCTCGAACTTCCTCACCGAAGCTCAGGTCATCGCCAACACGCCGAAGACCTGCTCCGTCATCCCCTGCCCGGCCTTCACCGACCGGCGCCTGGATGTCATGGCGCTCTGCATCCGGGTCAGCTTCCTCCAGGCCGCCGGCTTCCCCGAGCTCGTCAACCTCTGGCAGGACGGCCTTCTGGCTGCCCACGAGCAGGAGATGAACCGGCTCATCCTGGCCGACATGCTGGCCACCGCGGGTGCGGCCACCGTGTTCGCCAACCCGGACCCGACCCCGGCGGGAGGCCCCGGCGACTCCTTCACGTCCAGCCTGCTCGCGGCCGTCGAGCTCGCGCGCACCGACCTCATCTACCAGCAGCTCATGCCGTTCAACTCGACGCTTGAGATCGTTCTGCCGTACTGGGTCATCGCCCAGATTCGTGCGGACCTGTCGCGCCGGACCGGCGTCGACCTGCTCAACGTCCAGGACTCGACCATCGCGTCCCTCTTCTCGACGCGCGGTGTCCGCCCGCAGTTCGTGCGCGGCTGGCAGGACGGTCTCATCACCGGTGGCGCGCTGGCCCCCGCCTTCCCGGGTGGCGACGCCACGGCGCCGTACATGACCGCGCTGCCGTCCTCGGTCCAGTTCCTGGCCTACCCGGCCGGTTCGGTCGCGGTCGCCCGTCAGGACGTCGTCACGCTGACCAACGTCTACGACGCGGCCAGCCTGGCCACCAACCAGTTCACGGCCCTGTTCGCGGAGGAGGGTTTCGCGCCCATCTACCCGTGCCCCGGTCTGCGCCTGTACACCGCCGCCGGTTGCGTCGGCGGTATCACTGGTGCCGCCTCGATCAACTGCACCACCGAGGCGTAACCCTCCCGACCGGTGGCCGCCGCTCCGTCCATAGCGGCGGCCACCTTCTCCGGAGAGGAGTGGACGCATGGCAAAGATCATCACCAACAACAACCAGCTCATCGCCACCCCGCCCGTCGGGCTCCTGCGGTACGGCATCTTCACCGCCGCCGCAGCGATCCTCCCGATGGACAACCGCATCATCGCGTCCGGTCTGAGCTTCCTGTCCGATCACTGCGGTGGCGCGAACACCTACGACCAGACGTGTGCGCTGTCTCCGGTCAAGCCCTTCACCGAGGGCTCGGACCTGATGGAGGCCGACCCGTTCTGGGTCATCGCGCGCAAGCGCTGTGGCGCGGTCGGGCGCACCGGCGAAGAGATGCTGTCCGCAGTGCGGCAGCAGCTCACCACGGCCGAGCAGGAAGTCGTGGAGTCCGTGGTGTGGGACGGGGCCGGTCTGACGACCGTCACGCCCACCCTGACGGCCTCAGGAGCGACGACCGTCACCCCGGCGGCCCCTGGTGCCGGAACGGCCATCGCAGCGCTGGAGGAAGCGTTCTATGACGTCTACGGGTACATGGGCACCATCCATGTCAACACGCAGGCGTACGCAGCCGCGGCCTACTCCAACCTGGTGCTGCGCGATGGGGGTCTGCTCAAGACTCCGCTGGGCTCCACCTGGTCGTTCGGCCCCGGCTACAACATCACCGGACCGGACGACGTCGCCCCCGCAGCCGGGTTCGTGTGGGCGTTCATGACCGGCAAGACAACCATCTGGCGCACGGAGATCCTTCCGCAGCCGGCGCCCGGCCAGACGCTCGACCGGTCGCTGAACCAGTGGGACGTGCTCGCCGAGCGTGTCTACGCGGTCACATGGGACTGCCCGGACATCTTCGCCGTTCAGATCCCGGTCGCCGCTCCCGCCACGACCGACGCTCCGGCGGTGCCGTAATGATCGGCTCCGACTGGACGACCGTCATCCCGGCCCCGGGAGAGGTGGCCGACACAGCGCGGGCGCTGCTCGACGTGGCCACCGACCCCGCTCACGTCCGCACGGTCAAGGGCGGCCAGGAGTTCTTGGTCGCCCCCTACGTGGCCGAAGCGCTCAACCCACCGAAGCGGCCGCGCAAGCCGCGCGCGAGTAAGGAAGATGCCTGATGCCCACTCAGTGCGGTGCCATGTCCCGTGGCCGCGTCATGCGGCTCACCCGTCTGGACGACTGTGGACTGGTGGTCCCCGGACCCGCTGCCACTCTCGTCACGTCCGGGATGGTGCAGGTCGTGGCCACCCCCGTCTACCAGGACCAGGAAGACATCTCGGTCACCAATGCCAACGGGGATCTCTGCGTCGACGACCAGTCGGACCCGGCGCTCCGCTGGCTGACCCTCCAGATGGACTTCTGCAACATCGACCCGGACGCGATCAACATCATCAGCGGTGCTCCGCTGGTCGTCGATGACGCCGCGCCCACTCCGAACGACGTCGGTTTCCGCTGGGACACGGCGACGCTCGGTACGGCGAACTTCGCTCTGGAGATCTGGTCTGGCATCAAGGGCCAGGGCTGCACCGAGGGCGGGTTCGAGAACTTCGGCTACTGGCTGTACCCCTACGTGGTGCAGGCGCAGCTCAACGAGTACACCGTGGCTAACGCCGCGCTGACGCTGTCGCTCACCGCCCGCACCAGTGCCGGTTCCGGCTGGGGTGTCGGCCCGTACGACGTCGTGCGTGACGTCCTCACCCCGTTCGCCCCGGGCCCGCTGGTCTCGCCGATCACGGCGACCCAGCACGGCCACTTCCAGTTCACGAACGCTCCGCTGCCAACCGCCGCCTGTGGCGCGGTTGTACTGCCCGCCCCGTAGCAGGTAGCCCTACTCTGGGAGAGAGCCCGTCCCCCAAGCCATGGCGGGGCGGGCTCTCGTCACAGGGAGTGAGTATGCAGCCTAGCTGTGTATGGATGACGCGAGAGGCGTGGGCAGAACTCGACGGGGTCGATCCGGACTTCTTCGATGCAGCCGCGACAAGGGCAGGCAGCACCTACGTCAGGTACTGCGAAGATGGCACCGTGTGGCTCAACGCCACGTTCACGGCGGCCGTTCGGGACGCATAAAGGAAGGCGGTCGGTATGAGCACACCCGTACCTGGGGCAGTCTGCGCGTGGGAGATCAACACCACGTGCTGTACCGGATGGGACGACTACACCCCAGAGGTACAGGAGTCATCCGCCGCATGGGCGACGGAGATCCTGAACGCTCTGACCGGCCGCCGGTTCGCCCAGTGCCCCGTGAAGCTGCGCCCCTGCGGCACGCGGTGCGGCTGGTTCGGCGGCTACCTCACCTTCCCGGTGGGCTCCCCGGCCATGAGCGGTGCGGGCAACCCGTGGATGATCCCGTTCGTCGACGGGGGCGTGTGGCGCAACTGCACCTGCGCGGGAGCCTGCCGCTGCCGGGCAACCTGCGAGGCGCGCATGCCGTGGCCGGTCGCGGAGGTCGTCGAGGTGATCGTCGACGGGGTGCTCATCGACCCGTCCGCGTACCGCCTCGACGACGGCAACATCCTGGTGCGCACGGACGGTGACTGCTGGCCGGAGTGCCAGAACCTCGACCTTCCCGACACCGACGAGAACACGTGGTCGGTCACGTTGCGCCCCGGTGAGGCGCTGCCGGCCTCTGGGGGGATCGCCGCGGGCCGCCTCGCGTGCGAGTTCGCCAAAGCCTGCACGGGCGGCGAGGGGTGCTCCCTGCCGGAGCAGCTGATCTCACTGTCCCGCAACGGTGTCGAGGTCCAGGTGGCCGACCCGCAGGCGCTGCTCGACAACGGTCTGACCGGCATTCAGGAGGTCGACCTGTTCATCCGGGCCTACAACCCGGGTCAGCTGAGGGCCCGGCCCCGCGTGTTCTCCCCCGACGTGCGCGACCCGCGCCAGGTGACGCTGTGACGCGCCCGGTGGAGTTCGCCCAGATCCTGCTTCAGTGCCTCGGTGAGCAGATCGCTGCGGGCCCGTTCCCCATCCCGGACGAGAAAGTCTGTCTGCGCTTCGGGGAGCGTGTCGATCCGACGCTGGGCACCAGCGAGGACGAGTGCTGCACGGGCCTTGCGTGGGTGCGTGTGGCGTCCGTGGACTCCCTCGCCGACCCGGACGGCCCAGGCACGGGGAACTGTGTCAACAGCGCCCGCCGTATCACCCTGGAGATGGGGACGGCCCGCTGCATCCCCTTCGGCACTGTGGGCGCCGGCCCGTCATGCGCGGCGTGGACCGAAGTCGCGCTCAAGATGGACTCCGATCAGCTCGCGATGGAGACGGCGATCTGCTGTGCCACGGAGGCGTTCAACGGTCTGCCCTACGGGCCGGTCTCGGTCCCGGGGAGCTATCTGCCGGAGGGCCCGGACGGGAACTGCGTCAAGGGCGTAATGACCATGATCATCGACTACGACTGTGGGTGCCCCAGTGTCGCGTAAGAAGACGGTCAAGAGTGCGGACGCCATGGCCACGGTCACCGTGCTGATCTCGTTCAACGGCCTGTACAGGGGTGACGTGGTGCGCACCGAGTACGACGCCACGGTGCAGGGGTGGGAGCGCGCCGGCCTGATCCGATCGGAGTTGGATGATGCCGCAAGTGAGGCTGGACCGGGCAGCGCTGAACCGGACGATCCGGGGAGCGTCCAGGAACGAGCTGGAGATCGCGGCCAGGGAGGTCATGAACCGGGCGAAGGTTTTGGTTCCGGTGGATACGGGGCGGCTGCGGGCGTCGATCAGGATTGAGCAGCGCCGGAACCTCGCGCTGCGCTCCCGCTACACGATCGGTTCGGACGTCTACTACGCCCCGTTCGTGAACGACGGGACCCGGCCGCACATCATCAAGCCCAGGCGGCCAGGAGGATCTCTGCGGTTCGTGATCGGCGGCAGGGTGGTCTACGCCAAGGTCGTGCACCATCCGGGGACCCGGGCCCGGCCGTTCCTGGACCGGGCGCTGCGTGAGGTAGCGGCCGCGCGCTCGTACCGCCTTCGCATCACCTGACGGATACCCTGAGGGCATGGACACAGACAAGACTTTCAAGACCAGGTTCAACGGGCGCTCGATCACGGTGGAGACGGTGAGCGTCGGGCAGACCGTGGCACTGGGCACCATGCCCAAGGACGAGAACGGCGACCTTGCCTCCGGCGGCGTGATGACGATCCTCCTGGTCGTCGAGGGATGCGTGGGGCCGGATGAGTGGGCGCTCATCCGGGATGGTCTGGCGCGCAAGACAGTCAGCATCGAGGACGTCATGTCGCTCTTCGGGAAGATCCTGGAGAAATCCGCCAAGTCGGTACCCGGAACCGCCACATCTGTGGAGATCCCGGGGACGTTCAAGGCAGTGTCGGCCGAGTGACACGCTCCCCGTATGGCCCGGACCCCGTTGTGGTGGAACTTCAGGGATCTTTCGTCCACGTGCCGCACCGGTGCGCGGCCGAATGGATCGCTGCGGCCAGCGACACAACGGGGCCCTCGGGCATCCTGATGCCCCTCGCGCGCCCCACGACGCGCGAGACCATACGGGAGAGCCTGGCTCTGCGGACGCTCACGTATGAAGAGCTGACCGAAGCCTCATACGCGCTCATGACCGAGGCCATCCCCGGGTTCTCCTGGTGGCAGGCGTACCGGCTGCTCATGCTGTCGAACGACCATCTTGTCGTCGGACGCGCCACACTGTCAGGGCTGGACCCGTGGGCGCTGACGGTCACCCAATGGGTGTCGGCCGTCTACGTCATGCTCAAGCAGAACACGTCAGACAAAGATCAGTTCAAGTTCGATGCCGCGCTCGACGAGGTACCCGAGGGCGTGGAGGCCGACTCGGACTGGGGAGACATGTCGTTTGATCAGATGGTCGCCAACGCCCGCAGCACACCGGGCATGAGTTAAGGAGGCGGGGCCGTGACTTCGCAAGCAGAGGTTGACCTTGTCGTCAATGCCACCCGCACACTGCCCGATCTGGAACGGGACCTGAACCGGGTTCTGCTCGCGGCACAGGCCGACATGAGCGACCTCGATGTCAACGCGGTCCTCAGCACCACCACCGCCCTGAATCAGATCGATCGCGACCTGGCCCGGGTGATCAGCGGGGCGCAGGCCGGAGCGGATGACCTGCTGATTCAGGCCGCCCTGAATCAGCAGGCGTCCATTCGGGCGGTCACACGCGACCTCGACAACCTGGTCAACACAGTCGACACCGGCGGAACCGTAGACGACCTGCTCCTGACCGCCGCCCTGAACGGGCCCGCCTCGCTGCGCCAGGTCACGCGCGACGTGGATGAACTGGTGGCGGTCGTCAACGCCACGGCCCCCGACATCGAGATCGACGTCGAGATCAACCGGCGGCTGCTCTCCGATCTCGGTGCTGTGGCCGGAGCGCTCGGCTCTCTCGGCAAGAACATCGCAACGGTGGGCGCCGCCGCCGGTACCGCGGTACCGCTCATCGCGGGACTGGCTGCCGCGGCCGAGCAGATCCTGCCGGCCGCGGCTGTGGCGACGTCCGGCATCCTGGCGATGCAGCTCGCGACGCAGACTCTGAAGCTCGGGTTCCTCGGCGTGGGCGACGCGATCACCGAGGCATTCAAGCCGGACGCCGACATGGCCAAGGTCCAGGAAGCCCTCGATCAGCTCTCCCCGTCGGCAAAGGCCGCAGCTACCGAGATCATCGGCCTGAAGGACACGTTCAAGGGCCTGCAACTGGACGTGCAAGAGAACCTGTTCAAGAACTTCGATCAGGCCGTAACGGCTCTGGCCACCACCGCTCTGCCGATCGTGCGCACCGCCCTGACGGATACGGCGACCAGCCTGAACGCCATGGGCATCGCCGTGGCGCAGGCAGCCGTCCGGCTGTCCGCCGACGGCACGCTGGGGGCCGCGCTCAAGGGTGCGACGACCGGCATCGACAACCTGAAGGGGCTCCCCGCCGAAGTCGCGACCGCGTTCCTACAGCTCGCGGCCGCTGCCGGGCCGTCGTTCGACCGCATCACGGCGGCTGCCGCGCGCGCGGGGGCGGGCATCACGGAGAAACTGGCCGGGGCGTTCGAGTCCGGGGCGCTTGAGGACGCGATCGGTCAGGCCGTGGACGCCCTTGCTCAGCTCGGGCGCGTGGGCGGGAACGTGCTCGGCGGCCTCGGCAACATCATCGGGGCCGTCACGGTCAACGGGGCCGGGCTGTTCGACACCTTGGAGCGGGTGTCTCAGCAGTTCGAGGACGTCACGGCGAGCAAGACGTTCCAGACCGCGCTCGGGGATCTGGCCGACACAATGGCCCTGATCTCCAAGACTGTTGGCCCGCTGGTCGCCACCGCGCTGGAGACGATCGGTCAGGTCATCATCCAGCTCGCCGAGCCGGCGCAGCAACTGGTGACCGTGCTGGGCTCGGCACTGACGGACATCTTCAAGGCGCTGGGCCCGGTGCTGGTCAGCCTGGCCGACGCGTTCGGCAAGCTGGTCATCGCGCTGCTCCCCATCGTGACCCTGGCCGCGCAGCTGATCGCGGAGATCCTGCCGGTCCTGGTCCCCCAGTTCGAGGCGTTCGGCGCGGTGTTCGAGGCGATGACCCCGTTCATCCAGCAGTTCGCGGACCTGCTCGCAGCCGTACTGCTTCCGGTTCTGGCTGAGCTGCCGGGCATCGTGGCCACGATCCTCCCTCCGTTCGTCCAGTTCGCACAAGAGATCCTGCCTGTCCTGACGGAGCAACTGGCTTTGCTGGCTCCCGAGTTCGCGTCGCTCGGCGAGCAGCTTGCGCTCCTGCTGGTGGCTGCGGCGCCGCTCATCGCGCAGGTCCTCGAACTGGCCCTCGCGTTCAGCGCGAAACTGATGCCGGTCATCACGGAGGGTGCCGTCATCGTCCTCGCGCTGCTCGCCGTGACCCTGTCGGGACTGGCCGCCATCATCCGTACCGTGGTGCTCCCGGTGATCCAGTTCCTCATCGACGCACTGCGCGGGGACTTCTTCCACTCCACATCCGAAGCCGCGCAGTCGGTGCGCAACATGCGAGACCTCATCGTCGTATTCATCTCCGACATGGTCGGCCGCGTCTCCTCCACCCTGCTCGGCTACGTCACCGCGCTGCGAGCGCGCGTGAGCGAGGGAGCATCCTCGTTCGTCGAGGGGGTCCGCAACATGTCCGACCGGGCTGTAGCCGCACTGGCCGGCCTCCCGGGGCGCCTGCGCGGTGCGCTCGGGAACCTCGGCAGTCTCCTCTTCAGTGCTGGGCAGAGCCTCATCTCAGGGCTCATCGACGGTATCCAGTCCCGGGTGGGAAGCCTGATCAGCGAGCTGGGCGACATCACGTCCAAGATCCCGGACTGGAAGGGCCCGGCCGACACGGACCGCTCCCTGTTGATCCCGTCCGGCGTGATGGTCATGGACGGGTTCCTGAAGGGAATCCAGAAGGCGATCCCCCGCGTGAAGGCCGAGTTCCAGGGGATCACGGGCGCGCTGCCCGGGTTCACTCAGACCATCTCCTCCGTCACCGCCCCGAGCACGAGCAACGTGCTGGCCCCCACTATCCTGGTGACCATCGGGAACGAGGCGGTGGACCAGTTCGTGACCACACGGGTTGAGGCCGCCAACAAGCGCAACGCCCGCGTTGCCGCACAGGGAGTGAGGCTCTAGTGCCACCGCCCATCGAGTCCCACGACGTCACCCTCACAGTCAGTTTCGTGGCGTCCCCCGGCACCAACACGACCATGACGGTCGAACGGTCCACCACGTCGGCCACCGAGGGGTTCATCACCCTGGCCGAGCACGTCCCGTTGCTGGG